AGCACACATCGAGGTTGATCCCCGAGCCCTTGCCGCCGAGCGCGTCAGTGTGAACGTACAGGTAGGCGTCGGGATGCGTCTTCGAGAACTGCGCGAAGGCATCGAAGGCCTGCGGAAAGGACTTGCGCGGAAGCGTCGGGTTGCCCTTGTTCGCCGCCACCATTCCGACGAGAAAGGCGTCCTCGGGAACCTCGAGCTTGACCTTCGCCGCCTTGCGCTCCTCCGGCGTGACCGGCCCGTAGAAGCGGGTGTCGACAGCGTGGGGGACGTACAGCGGGTCGAGGTCGAACTTCTCCATCCACTCGTAGCCGAAGCGACTCATCGCGATCGGCGTCACCTGCTTGTGCTGCAGGACGGCGAGCACCGCCGGCGGGATCGGCCAGTGGTCGATCGGCGCCCAGATCGCCATGTGCAAATCGTCGGGCCAGAGGTCTGGGCGCATGACCCAGGCGTCGCACAAAGCGATGACGAAGTCGGCCTTGTGGTGGCGGGCGTAGGTTCCGATCGTCTCGTTGCCCCAGCCGCCGTCGGAGGGGTAGACGGTCAGGCCACCGAAGTCGAACTTGGCTGCCTGCAAGCCCCAATTGCAGGCGAGTGCCATCTCATGGCCGAGACTCTGCAGACGCGGGAGGGCGAGATTCGTTTGCTCTCCATAGCCGCTAGGCTAAGGTGACCATGTCGCATTACTCAACCACACGATACGCATAGTCTGGCATCACCTCCTTCATGCCCAAAGGCGATACCCATAGGAAGTTGACGGAAGCCCAATCTCGCAATCTTGCCGAGCGCTATGCCACGCCTCTCCCAGATGGCAGTTGGCGCGGAGCGAAGGCGTTGGGTCGCAAATTCGGCATTACGCCAACCGCCGTCTATTACCACCTCGCGAAGCAAGGCGTAACGACGCGCGATCGGCGAACAGCAGCGAGTAACGGAGGCAAGGGGCACAAGCCGATTCGCAATCTGCCTGTCGGCGCACCACCACTCTGCCCTTGCGGCTGCAACCAACGCACGTCTTGGGATCAGAGAAGAAATCGGTGGTATCGCTATGTCGCCGGTCACTATCTCCCGCACCGTGCTTGGCACGATGCTGCGTGGTTGCAACGGGAGTACGTCGAGAAAGGTAGGTCCGCAAATGACATCGCCCGTGATGTCGGAGTCACTCACGGCACTGTTCTCAAGCGCCTCGAATTGCTGGGCATTCCTCGGCGGACTGCAAGCGAAGCGCACATTGGGCTCCACCGCGGCGCTGCAAATCCCGCTTGGAAAGGGGGTGTGGCCGAGTGGGATTACTCGCCTGAGTGGAAGCGCATCGCGCGTCTTGTTCGCAACCGTGACGCTTGGACGTGTCAGGACTGCGGCGAGCGACGGAAGCGCTGGGGACATTCGCTCCATGTCCATCACATCGACGGCGACAAGTTGAACGACGCGCTTGAGAATCTCGTCTCGCTCTGTGCGACGTGCCACCACCGACGTCACGGCATGACCCGAACAGTCCAGGTGCAGCCGAGATAGGAGCCCTCACCGTTTCGGTCGTTGAAGATGCCGAACCCGGACGGGCCCGCCACTGACAGCGCCGAGACCTTGCTACCGAGCGTCTTGTCGGACTTGATCGCTCGCGCGACCGAGGTCGTCGAGCCTGGATCCATCATGCTGAGAAGCAACTTCTGCCCTGCCTCATGGTCGGCGGTTGTGACGCGAGCGCGGACGACGAACGAGAACTCGTTGTTCTGCGTCCCGAAGGTGAGCGCGTCCTGGGAGGGATCGCCGGGGTAGACGTCGATCGAGGGCGGCGTCGGGTCGATGTTCATAAACCCCGTCGTCTGCAGGTCCTCGATCAGCGGCGGGGTTGCGGTGCCGCAGAGCGAGGCCTGGATCTGGTCGGAGAGCGCCTGCATGATCGCGTCGAGCGCGGTCACCTAAGCAAGTCCCCAGCTGCCCTTCAGCGGCGAGAGCTTCAGTGCGTGGCGATCCCAGGTGTCCTTGGACGTGTACATCACCACGTCGTCGCCGAAGCCGACGATGCCGTAGGGCGACTTCGTCTGCTTCCAGTGTTCGACCGCGCGGTCGAGGTTGACCGTGGAGACGAGCGCCGGGGGATTGGTATACGGGAGAGCGCTTCCGTAGATGTCAGCCGTACCAATCTCCGAGTCGATCTCAGACGCTGCCGCCTCGAGCGCCCGGAGAAGTTCTGCGTGTTGCGTCGACACATTCGCGCGAAGGATCTTCGCGAGTTCGCTCACGCTCGCATACACCGGTCGCGGGTTGAGCGTGTTCTGAATCGGATAGGTCGGCTGTCCGATGTCGCCGTCTGCATCAGCGAAGACAACTCGGTACCACAGCTCACCGTCGGAGGCGTTCTGCGTCGTGAAGCTGCGCGAAGCCGGGTTGGTTGGATCAGCGTCCACGGGCGTAAGCGCAATCGTCTCGATGAGCGACCAGGGGCCACTCGAAGTCGTGCCCTCTTCGATCCGCGCCTCAGTCCAGGGCAGACCGTCGTAACGAGGACTCGGGCGGAAGCTGTCGAGTGAAACCACCTGGGTCATGACGCCGCCTTTCTCCAGTTGCAGAGTGGATGCGCCACCTGAGTGTTGGCGTACGAATGCTCGCCACCTCGCACTAGCGGCACGATGTGATCGAGATGCCAGTCCGCCACATCTGCTGGCTCACCACAAATCTGGCAGATACCGCCGTCGCGCTCCCAGACGTCCTGATGATTCACGTCTTCCACAAACGCTTTCATCTTCCGCGCTCGCCGACGAGACTCCGTAATTCGGCCGATCTCCCGCATGCGCTCTGGCTCCTCTTCTCGGCGCCGATCGCGATATGCCTTGCACTGCGCAAGAAAAACCTCGCGATTGGCGAGATACCACTGACGCTTGTAATCAGGATGAGCGTCTAGCCAGGCTTTCTTGTAACCGTCCACACGCTCTTTGTTCTCGGCTTGCCACGCCTTTATGTACGCCTTTCGTTCTTCGCGATGAGCCAAGTAATAGCGGCGATCATTCGCACGCTTCTCTTCGGGATTCGCGTACGGCATCTATCTGGCAAGCACCCCTTCCTCGCTTCTGTCGATGTGCGCCCGCTCGCCGCGGTCGATGTGGCCGGCGAGGATCGGCTCGAGCATCACGAGCGTCGAGCCCTCGCGCGTGCCGATGGTGATGAGTTCGAGCAGCACGTTCAGGCCGTGTGCGCTGCCGAGCAGAGAAGCCGCCCCTGCGCTCGTGAGGTCCAACGTAAGGGGAAGGACGACCAACCCGCTGGTGGTCGCATAGCCCTGCGTCGTTTCGACCAGAGAGAGCGTTACAACGCTTTGCCCCACGACCACCCGCAAACCGGAGGTTGTCGAGCCGTACGTCAGCGGGAGGACGCTCGCCCCGAACACTGTGCGAGCTCCGGTGCCCTGCGTCGTGAAGGTGAACGCGAGTGCCTGCGTCGCTGCACCGGTGGTGGAGCGGAAGCCCTGCGTGGTGAAGGTGGCCGCCAGCGGTACGACGCTCGCGGCATGAGCATCAACCTTGCCGACGGTCGTGAAGCCGGCGGTGAGGTTCTGCGTCGCCGCGCCGAGTATCTGCCCTTGCACGAAGCCCTGAGTCGTGAAGGTGGCGGTAAGCGCATCGACAACTGCGCCTGCCGAAGGATGTGTGCCGACGGTGGTGAACGTCGCGGTGAAGGGCGCGACGATCGCGCCGTGGACGTCGAGCAGCCCCAGCGTCGTGAAGCCGACAGCCAGCGCCTGGGTGCTGGCGGCGAACCTCGTTGTAGTGCCCTGCGTCGTGAAGCTCGCCGTAAGATTCTGCGTCGCCGCAGCCGACTTCGTTGCGAAGCCCTGCGTCGTGAAGCCTGCGACCAGATCCTGCGTCGCTGCGCCGAAGGTCGTCTTGGCGCCCTGGGTCGTGAAGGATGCGACGAGGTCCTGGGTCGCGGCGCCGGTTTTTGCACCCGAGGCGGAGCCCTGAGTGGTAAAGCCGACGCTGAGAGCCTGGGTAGCCGCGCCATGAACATCGACTAGCCCAGCGGTCGTCGAGACGAGCGTGAGGTCTTGGGTCGCTGCGCCGAAGCGCTCGCGCACGCCTGTGGTGGTGAACGTCGCAGTGAGCGCCTGGGTGGCTGCGCCCTTCTCCTCGACCTTGGCTGCAGTGGTGAAGCCGACCGTGAGCGCCTGGGTGGCTGCGCCGAAGGATTCAGTCGGTCCAGCCGCACCCGCCGGGATCGAGAGCGAAGCTTCCGATACCTCGTAGACGAGCAGACCGCCGGTGGCGTTCGTGCCCCAGACGCGCAGCTCGAGATCAGCGTACGAGGTGATGTTCGCTGCGCTCGCATCGGAAACCGCGAGCGCGACGTCGGCGAGTGAATTGGTCAGCGTGTCCGACTGCTGCAGGTCACCCGAGCGGTTCGACGCGCCCTCGTACAGCGCCGCGTTGATCTTCCCCGTCGAGCCAGTGGTAGTTCGCGCCTTGACGTGAATGACGTGCTGCGTTCTCGTCGTCGGGGTGTTGCCGCTCGCGAGCGAGATCCGGGCCACGCTCGTCGCGCGCGGGAGTTCGGTGACGGTGCCCTGCGTTGTCGTATCGAGCGTGAGAGGAAGAACAACCGCCCCGGCAAAGGTTCCAGCCGGACGGACTGCGATCACGAACGCGCCGCCGCGCGCATTCGAGACATCCATCGAGAACGGCCCCACGTCCTCGGATGCAGCATTCAGTTGCCTGAACGCGACAGCAGCCGCAGCCTGGCCGATGGTGCTGCTATCGGCGGGGTTGGTGCCGATGTAATCCGTGTAGTTGGTCGGTGCAGCGTTGTTGGCTGTCCACGTTCCCGAACCACTCGTCTCGCCATTCCCGGCAACGGCGATCCAGAGTGTGTCCCTGGCACCCCACGAGGGCGAGAACGACGCCGGGTCGGGAGCGCTCGACGTGCCGCTCGCCCTGCTTCCCGCTTCCGGCGGCACCGTGGCGTGAGCGCCGGGGATCGACATCACGATCATGGCCGCGAAGCCTGTGATCGCCCCCGCCTGAGTGACGACGAAGGTACCCGTCTCCGAGCCGGTCGACCACTTGTACGCGGCACCCATAGCGAGCGTCGTGGAAGTAGCCGAATCGTGGAACTCGGTGAAGCCGCCCGTGTAGTTGGAGAAGGCGGCGTTAGAACCGGTGCCCGTCTGATAAGCGACGATGACCGCGATGAGCAGGTCGCCCGCGTTCTTGGTGAGTCCGCTTAGGTCAGGGAAGGTACGAGTGGCAGTCGTGTCCTCCTGATTGGTCGTGAGGAGACGACCCGCGGCAGCGGTGGGGATGGTCGGGAACGCGATGACCTCACCGCCCTTCGCTTAGCTTGCGGTTGCCGAGCTCAAAGTCGCATCGGAGGAGTCGTTCCACTTGCTGAAGAGCGGAGTGTTCGACCAGGTGCCGGTCGCGATGTCGGCGTCGGGGAGGAGGATCTGCGGCGACTGCGCGAGGGGACCGATCTGGGCGGTGGAGGAAATCGCTATCTCGTCGAGATAACCAACGAATGAGTTTGGGCCGACCGCCGTCGCGCCTCCCCAGCGCACACCGTCCACGTTGGCGCCGAGCACCATCGTCGCAGCCTCGTTTCGGTGGTCGTCGAAGGAGGCGATTGCAGCATCGGCGGTGTTGTAGAGCCAGAACTCCGATTGCCCCACGGTGGTCGAGGCGACGACTCGCCACTCGATCCTGACCCACTGGTTTACCGCGACGGCTGCTGCCCCGTGCGTGCCACCCGTTTGCGCCGCGTTGGCGTTAGCCAACGTTCCGTCGCTGTTGTACATGAGGAAAGCGCAGTTAGCCGGAGCGTTTGTGCGAAGCCCGAACAGACGCAGCGACGTCGTCACAGGTGCAGCCGTGAAGTAGCAGTAGGCTCGCAGCCACACGTCGGTCGTGATGGCACCGAGGCCCGTCCAGTCCACATGCGTCTCGGCGTAGGTCGCCGTCGTGTCGACCTTCATCGCAAGCGTGCCGTTCTTCACCTGCGTCGTCGAGTAGGTGGGGCTGCCGGTGACGGCGTTGAAGGCGTTGCCGCCGGTGGCGCTGTTGCCGGTGGTGATGACCGTGGTGTCGGCCTGGCCCGACTCGAATGTGTGACTGAGAGGCGGGGCGGCCATGCGGCTCTCCTCGGTTAGGTCAACGTGATGGGCTCGACGTTGGTGGAGCGCTAGGTGACAACTTCACCTTTGCGTCACGCAGCCACTGCACCCAAGGTGATATCTATATCTCCGGCCGCGATTGTGAACGTGTCGCCCGCAGTAACGCCGCGCGCTACCTCGAGGTTGTCCGATGCGAGGAACGTGCCGGCACCAGCGGTGCCCGAGTTCCAGAAGCTGACGAAGCTGTACGTCTCGGTAGCCGAGACCGAGACCCAGGTCACGAGCGCCGAGGTCGTAATCGCCCCGGCCGCAGCTGCCGAGAAGGTCGCGGTATGTCGCACCGCATTGTTCGCCACATTCGACGTGCCCGCCACACCCGGATCGCCCGTGTGCAACTGCACGAAGAACAACCCAGGCGCCGTCCACGTTCCTTGCGCCGTCAGCTGGTTCAAGATCGCGTTCGCCTGCAGCGAGTTGAGTCCTGTAGTCATGCCTTCACCACCTCTTCCTTTCGTTGCGCCTCATGCGGGTCGAAGTAGAAGCTCGAGCGCCGCCCGTCCTTGGACGTGCCCATGTCGAAGCCGATCCGCCACTCGCCGTCGACGACGTGCGGCCAAACCTGGAAGTGCCCGATGTGGCCCATGCGCGCCTCCATGTCGGCGTAGATCGTGAAGCCCGCCTCGCGGATCTTCTCCGCGAACACGAAGTCGGGGCCCATCTCCTCGCGGTACTCGAACCAGGGATCGGCGATCGCCTCGAGCACCTTGCGCCGCACCAGCATCCCGCCCGATCCGGCCATGCGCACCTCGATGATCCCCTCGGTCGGAAGCTCGTCGTAGCCGTAGGGAATGAAGCCGTTGGGGCCGAGCTCCTTGTAGATCACCGGCACGAAGGGCGGGCCTCGACGCAGGATCAGCGGCACCAGCACGTCGACCTGGCGGTCGAGCATGCCCTTGAGCGCCATGCCGTCCCACACCTGATCGTCCGACTGGATCCACAGCCACTCCATGAACGGGTCCTCGAGCGTCGCGCGGATGATCCGGTTCGTGTTGAAGGGGACCGACAGCGACTGCGCGAGGATGGTGCGCGAGCCCGAGGGGCGCCAGCAGCCGTCGAAGGAGGCCAATGACGCGATCTCGCGCCAGTTCTCGCCGAGAGAGAGTCCGATCGCTCCCGGCTGGTAGCCACTGGTCGCCGGGGTCGGCGTCAAGGGTGACAGCTCGTAGAGGCTCAACTCGTGCTCCTTAGGGAATGAGAAGGGGCGGGAGTGACCCCGCCCCTTCCGCTGGTTGGGGCTAGAGGTGCGTCCCCAAGTGATAGAAGCGGTTTGCATCGAACACCGCTGCTCCGAAGGCACCGATCAAACCGACCTGGTAGCCGCCGATGTTCGGTTCGATCACCCGCATCTCGACCGGGTTACCCTGGTTCTCTCCGATGAGGAGAGCCCCCGAGTCCCCGACGATCGCGGTGTCCTGATCGAAGCCGTACGAGCCGACGACGTTGAGGCCGAAGAAGGTGCCTGACATCGAGCCCACGTCGAGGTTCCCGACCGGCGACATCTGCGTCACCTGGTCCGTGCCGAGAGTCGCCAGCTGGAAGAAACGGCCGGCCGACAGGTACAGCGTGTTGGTGCGGTGGCGTCCACCCGTTGCCGAGTAGATGCCGGCGAGACCGGCGCTGACCGCCGCTCGCCACTGCGCGAACGACTCTGTGCCGGCAGTGCCGAGACGGCCGGTGGCCGTGCCGACGGTGCCGATGGTCGACGTCTCGAGCGCTTCGCAAGCGACGCCCTCGGTCTGTCGTGCGTAGGCCTCGGATGCGAGGTCGAAGTACAACTGCAGCACGGAGGGTGTGCTCCAGTTGACCGCCTGCCACGAGATGTCCGTTGCCCCGAGGTAGGTCGAGGCCGTGAGCGTGGCTGACGTCACGGTCGGCGCAATCGTGCCCGCCTCCGTCTTCTCAGCCGACTGCAGCTCAACGGTCGGCCGCGTGCCGATCTTCGGGTAGATGACCGAGCCGCGGTCGAGGGGGACAGAACGGCCCGAGGACACCACTGGCCTGTCGCGGCTGATGATGTCCATGATGTCCGTCATGTAGGTCGGAACGATCAGACCCGCGACGGTGGACGTGGTCGTGTTCTGCAGCGTCCTTTCGAGACGCTCCTGAGCCTCTTCGCGAATGGCGCGGACATCGCCACCCATCTGCGAGAGAATCTCCGGCCCGTACTTCTCGTGCACGATCAGCTGATCGCGCGCGAACTCCGCGAAGGAGCGATGGACCGTCGAGCCGTTCGACTTCGGCGTCGCGTAGTTGCGGCTGCCGTCGCCGTCCTCGTCTACGCGAAGGAGCCGCGAGACGTCCTTCGAGCCTTCGGTGCGCTCGAGATCGGTCGCGAGAAGCTCGATCTCCTCTTCGAGCTCGGCTTCACGCTGGCGGTACTTCGCGAGCTGCTCCTGCTCGAAGTCGCCGAGGTCACGCTGCTCGTCCTCGGCCAGCTTGAGCAGGTCTTCCTTCTTCTCGATGGTGCGTGCGCGCTCGTCGGCAAGCCGCTCGAGCCGCATCTTGGTGACTGCTTGTGCAGACATGACGAACCTTTCGTCAGGGATGACGTGCTATGTCCCTGGCGGGTGCCGTCTCAGATGTCTCGGTGAGGGTGCCGCTAGCTAGGCGGGGTGTTCACCGGACGCAGACGGGGTGCGCCTTCTTCGGGGATGATACTAGGCGCGGCCGGCCATTGCCATCACCGAAGGCGGCGGTGGCATCGAAGCCTGGCTGTAGTAGCGCCTGAGTTTGCGTGCTGCCGCTGCCTTTTGAGCAGCCGTCACGCCGGTCAACTGGTTGAGCCGCGCCGCAGCCGCGCCGAGCGCGTTGGCGTTTACGTCGCCATTCGGCTCGAGCACCGGCAGAGAACAGCGGGTCTTTGGCGGCGCATCGCCACCACGGTCGATGAGACAGGAGCGCTGGTACTGCTCGTCGGTGAAACGCGCAGCCGAGCCGTTCCAGGGCTTGTGCGTGACGGCCCGCTTGACGATCGGCTCGTAGCCCACCCGCTCGAGAAGCTCGTCAACGCGCGAGCGGCGCTCGAGGCTCGCCGCGACCGCCTCGACCTCTTCGTGCGTGAACTGACGAGCGGCGGGGACAGGCTCGCCCTCGGGCTCGGGGTCAGGGACCGGCTCGTCGGGTGTCAGCTCTGCCGGATCTGGCTCGTCGGGCAACTCGCCCTCGCGCACCGCCAGCACCTGCGCCTCCTTGAAGGCCGGGAAGCGGACGAGCGAAACGGCCTTGAGCGTCGCCTTGATGCGCTCGACGATGCCGTCGGGCGTCTTCTCGGAGCGATGCGGGATCGCCTCAAGCGACACGCCGGGAAGGAGTTTCTTGTCCAGCATCTGCAGCGCCTTGTCGCCGTCGGAGCCGTCGAGTACGCGGAAGGATCCGTAGAAGCCGTCCTCACGCGAGACGAGCTCGACGCCGTGGCCGATGACGCCTCGGAGCCCTTGCTCGTGCTCGAAGGAAAGCCACACGCGATTCGCGGCCTTCGCCTGGTGATCGAACACACCCGGCTTCCACGACTCGCGGTACGTCGGTCCGCCGAAGTCCGATACCTCGGTCGGCGTGTTGTAGGGGACGACCCGCACATCCACCGTGCGCCCGTCTCCGACTTGCGCGAACTCCGCCTGGAACTCGCGAACGAGAATCTGCTCCTCGCTCATATCCACCACCTTTGTCGGCCTCGGAGCGGTTAGCTCGGGGCGTGTATGCGTGAGGGAGGCACCTGCGGAGGCCGAACCTCGGCTGTGTCCTCGCTCGGGGTCGTGCTAGAAACTTGAAGCTGAACTCGACGGGCGCAGCGGGACAAGATTGCCGTTGCCCTGCGCCGGTGACGCGCCTGCGGAAGGCGGCGTCAGGAAAGCGTTGATCGCGTCCTCGGGTGCCTGCGGCGGCATGCTGAGCACGGCCGCGCGAGCTTCCTCTGCCGTGACGATGCCCTTGTCGACGAGCACCGCATACGCATCGACGAGCTCCTTGAAGGACGGCGCCAGAAACTCTGACGGGTCGAACTTTACGTACGAGCCGGCCGGGAGCATCACTGCCGACAACGCCTGTCCGATGCTGTACGAGGTCGTGTTCAACTCGGTGTGCCACCACAGGGCGAACAGCAGGCTCGGCGTCTGATAGTTGAGTCCGTTCCCCTGCAGCGAGAGGTTCACGAGCTGCGCCGGCATGCCGAAGGCAGTCGCGATCACCGTGGCCGAGAACTCCTGCATCGACAGCAGCTGCAGGTCCTCTGCCGAGAAGCCGAGCTTCTCAAACTCGAGGTCGGGAGGAAGGACGGCGGGTGCGCCTCGCCTGGCGGCGGTCGCGGCCA